CACGAGCTGGCGGCGATAATAACGCACGACTGGGGCTATTGGGGATGCGGGAATCTGGATGGGGATGAGGGCGAGAACCATCCAGGAATCATGTCTTCTTTGTGGAATGAATTATGGTGGAGAGGTTGGAGCGGCCAGTTCAGCCTCAATGTGGCTGATCTGATCGTGGGGCATAGCAGGTTTTTCGCAAAGCAGAATGGACATCCTATTTCAAAGCTGTTCTATGCGGACAAGTTGAGCATTGGATTTATGCCCGCATGGCTCTACTGGCTGCTGGGGACATTGAGCGGAGAGATCAAAGAATACATGTATAGCCTCGATAGGAAATACCCAGAAACGATTCGGAAAAAACCTTCATTTCTTCAGTGGTTTCTGGAAGTGCGATCTCACTGCACGCTAATGGGCCTGTCCAGCGAGGAAGAGTGGAAGAAACGTGTGCAGGACATCGCAAAAGATCAGGCAGCATGAGGATTTATACTGATGAAATATACAGTATGTGAAGAATGGGAACGATTCGGATGCCTCACGGACTGCGGGGATCCGGATTCGATCGATGCCTTCCTCGAGGAAGTAGATGCGTGCCACCCGGATCAGGATCTGCTCGGAGGACGAGCATGAATCCTATAGTGGAGTGGCACAGATGAAAGATTGCCATAATTGCCAGTACAAGAGGCGGATGGGAAGCAGGCTCAAGGGGGTCCGGATCCCTGACGGCGAGGGGAAGTGCATCCGGCCGGAGGGGCACTGCGATCCGGACATCGTGCCGGGGAAGATCGGCGAAGGACCGCGGATCAGAAAACTGAAATGAACCGGCAAGCCCAACCATACAACACAGCGACCTGGTGGCCGAGCTACGTGTCGAGTGCCGGCACTGACGAGAAGGCGGCACGAGCGGCTCATGACGCCCTGGCATCGAGGCGGCTTTGGTGCCAAGTGATCCAGGAGGCGGTCGAGGATTTCTTGTCTGTGCACAAAGGCATCCGGATCCGGGAGAGCGCAAGACGTTGGCTCTTCGATCCGGGCGAAGACGATGATTTCCGCGAGGTGTGCAGGCTGGCCGGGATCGATCCGGAGATAATCAGAGAAGGAGTGCGGCAGGCCGCCCAGGAGAGGGAGCTGTCCTGCGATCTTCCGAATATCACGAAACCGAAATGCTCCAATAAGCCGAAAACAGATCCGAGAGAACAACGACAGGAGGGTGATGCAATGAAGAAGTCCAATGAAGAACTGAAGAAGGAAAAGATAAAGGAGTGTCTCGAGCAGGGATACAGCATCCGGGAGACTTCCCGCACGGTCGGCGGTGCCATGGATACGGTGAAAAAAGTGCTGACTGAGCTGGAGGTCGCCAAAGGAGAGAAACTCAAGTGCACATGCGGCCTGGCACTTACGCATAACGGCCGGTGCGCAGATCGCCGGCGACGCTACAACGCACCGAAAAATATCGTCAAGCAGTACAGGCCAGCCGGCAAAGATACTGCGCCGGCTGCCGTCAAGGTAGGCATCAAGTCGCTGGACGAGGAAATCGAGAAAATCGAGGATGATCTGGCCAGCCTGAAAAAGGCCAGAGAGATCATCCTTGGCCGGCAGTGACAGGCATTGACCGGATCTGACCGGCTTTAGTCAGCTTTGACCGATTCCAACCCGAAACAGGAGGTGTGCAAATGGAATCAGCGATGAGGCAGAAGCTCAAGCAGTACCTGGAGGAAAATCAAGTCCCGATCGCGGACTTGGCGCCGATGCTCGGCTACTCCCGGACCGCGCTCAGCAAGTACCTGAGCGGCGATTACAACAATCCAGAGCGGATAGAGCGGGCGATCGACCTCTGGTTCAAGCGGGAAGCCGGGGCCGCCAAGAACGGCCTGAAAATCGGCTTTCGTGAGATCCACGCGGCCAGGGGCATCTTCTTGGCAGCAAATGAGGCCAGAGGCGAGATGGATATCGCCGTGATCGTGGGGACTGCCGGCGTGGGGAAGACCTTCGCGCTCGAGCATTATATTCGGGTCTGCCGGCTCCACGGCGGCACGCCGGTTGCGCTGATCACTGCCAACGTGCTCACCACGGCCCGAGGGATCGTCAATAAAATCGCCAGGGCGATCGACGCCCAGGTGACCGGCACTGGTTCGGATCGGGTAGATCAGATTGTGGCCCGGCTCAAGAAGAAGCCTTTTTTCCTGATCATCGACGAGGCCAACCACCTCAACGTCAGGGGGATCGAGGTTCTTCGGTACATCCACGACCAGGCTGGCGTGGGGCTTCTTCTTTGCGGCACGAAGGAGCTGCTCACCACGATGACGGACGGGGGCCGGCGCTCGCAGGACCTGGCGCAGCTTTATTCTCGAGTGGGCCTGTGCCGGATCCTTCCGGGCCTTTCAAAAAAGGAGCTCCGGGAGGTGGTCCGGGCTGCCCTGGGGAACGTGGACGAGCTCACGCTGGAAGCGATCGCCACGGCCTGCGGATTTCCGACCACGAGCTTCCGGCGCGTGGTGAAGCTCATTCCCCGGATCCAGGCGGTATGTGAGGCCAACGGCACGGAAGCCAACGTCGAGACGGTAAAGCTGGCCATGGGCCAGATGATCGCATAGGGGCTGGTGATGAAGACGATCAAGGAAGTCTTCGATGAACTGATCGAACAACACGGACGGCCGGCTGTTATCACGGCCGCGGCCAACCTCCTGCTCGGGTGGTCGGTTGAAGACGTGAGGGTTATCAAGCGGAGGCTCGAGCGTCAGGAGCACGATCTGAAACGGCTGCAGATGATGGGCCGAGAGCTCTGCAAAATCCGAGACGGTCATGTCGAGCCGACTCACGCGGTGTCCTAAATGCGGGGCGACATACGACTACATGGAGATGATCCGGGATGGAGACGTTCGGGCGCTCCTCGAGGCCTCCCACCGTCTCGGTTCCGATTCGAGACTGGTGTTCGAGTACACGGACCTCTTCGAGGTCAGTCGTCCACTGTCCCACAAGAAGCGGCTGAGGTTGGTAAAGGAGATCGAGGAACTACTGGAGGTATGCCGTTTTCGCGATGGTGGCCGCACCCACCGCAATATTTCACGTGCGGGGATCCTTGCGGGGATCAAAGAGGTCTGCAATCGGGATGTCCGGGAGCTCAAGAATCACAATTACCTGTACAAGGTGCTCAAGAGCGTGGCCGAGACCGAGGAGAAGGAAGCCCTGATCAAAGCAGACAAGGCGCATCGCCGCAAGGAGAAACGCTTGAGGCGGGGTGACCGGAGGGACGACCCAGGGCAGGAACGACGATGGAAGGAAGGGGCCGAGCAGGCCCATAAGATCCTGGAGGATCTGGAGTGAAAACCGAAACAGATAGGCGTGAAGAGTTTCAAAAGATGCTCGATCGATGGGGGCCGAAGGGTACGGCCTTCCTGATCGCAACCTGGCTGCAGAGGCGGCTGGAAGGAAGGGTGCAATGCCAAGACGAAAAAAGGTAACCGCAGCTCCTGTGTTCAAGACCTGGGCCGAGGTGGACGAGGCGCTCCATGAGGTGGCAGGGATCGACAGCCGGGTCGAAGCGCTCGAGGCCCGGTACACGAGGAAGATCCAGGACCTCCAGGAAAAACTCGCGCGCGAGACCGAGGATATGCTCAAGCGCCGGACTCGGCTCACGAAAGACATGGAGGAGTATTCCAAGGCCCATAAAGCCGAACTCAGCGACAAGCGGCACATGAAGCTCAACCACGGCCTGGTGGGATTCCGGAAGACGCCGCCCTCGATCAAGTACAACAAAAAGACAAAGGAACAGGTCCTGAATCTGCTGAGGCGTTCGAGGCTCGGACATTACATCCAGGCCAAGTACGACCTCAAGAGGAAGGAGCTTCTCACTCTGAGCGACGCGCGGCTCGCCAAGGTGGGCCTCAAGAAGCACTCCAAAGACGAGTTCTGGTTCGAGCTCAACCAGGCAAAGGCTTCGAGAGATGCAGTATCCGGATCCGCGACAGAATGAGCTCTTCCCCGCTCCGAAGTTTACGCCGGAGGAGCGTAAGGTCCTGGAGATCCTCGATCGCCACAGGGGCAAAGATAAGGCGATCCGGGTTCCGGATCTTGCCGAGCAGATCGACATGGACGGTCGAACGGTTCGAAAGGTGGTGAAGCACCTGGTTGAGTTTCACCACATTTCCATCGGATCGACGCCTTCGGGAGTCGCTGGATACTACATGATCAGGACAGCAGACGAGGCATGGGAGGTTTTCTTATCGCTCCGGAGACGAGCTCTGAGCATTCTTCGCCGGGCCACGGCATTTCAAAAAGCGACGCTTCCTGAGCTCCTCGGGCAGCTCAGTTTGGAAGTAGAGAAGAACCCGAAATTGGATCTGGGCGAAGAATGAGCGATCGGGTTGTCGTGAACACCATGAATCACAGATTTGTCGAAACGTCGATCGACAGGATCAGAAATCTCGTCAAGAAGCAAAGAAACAGTAATGATTCGGACGGACTAACAGTGGATAGACCGACTAATAAATACTCAGTAACAAATGATGAATTATATCCGCTTGCATTGCTGATAATCAATGCTGTCGTGTGGATCGCGGCTTTTTCACTATTTGCTTTTTATTAATAATATAAGTTGCAAACATAGGTAACAAACAAAAGAAACACCTGGCAATTACCATTGTTAGAAGGATGTCAAAGCAACGAACACCGGCACAGAACCGGATGCTCCACGGACTCATGAACAAGATCGGCATGAGCAAAGACGAGCTCCGGGCTCTGGCCTTCGACCTTTTCGGAGTGGAGAGCACATCTCAGCTCAATGTGGAGGAGGCAAACCGGCTCATCGAGGAATTGAGACGGAAGGGAGCGCCGGTAAAGAAGACGAAATATCGCCGCAGATCCGAGAGTAGAAATTTAAGACCGAGTGGACTTCCCACACGAGAACAGCTCCGGATGATCGAGCACCTTTGTGAGATCCTCGGTTGGCGCAAGGCGCGTCGGGAGGGCTTCAATAAGCGGATGACGAGGGGGCAGTCATGGCCCCAGACCTGGCGGGAGGCTAGCAACATCATCGAAGGACTCAAGAATATCCTCTGCCGGGACTACCTCGAGCGGATCCGGGGCCTCTGTAATGAGCTCGGATACAACAAAAACGAGAGGGAGAACGAGATCAGAGCCCATTGCCGGGAGGAGACGCCGAACGATCCGTGGCTACTTGCGGAGCTGATCGGCAAGCTCGAGGAACGAAAGCGGTGGCGCAATGAGGACCGACGTGAGATTTCCGGGATTCTGGGCCAGGCTGACCCGGTTTGCGTATCGTAAATGGATGAAGATCGAGAAGAAAAAGCCTATGGGAATCCCTGGAAATAGAGACCCAAGAAACCCGTGTACAGGCTATGCGCCACGGCCCTGGAGACTCGGTGACTGGTCCAGATGCGAGGGGGATGGTCACTATTTATGCGCTGAATGCGCTCATAAGGAAAGTCATATTCTAGCTCGATAACAAGAATTACCCGAGCACCCTCCTGTTGAGCTGGGGAGGTGGCGGCGACGTAGGGCACCCTTCGATCGTCGTCGCCTCCCTGCTCACGGGAAACCAGCATGGAACTGAGATGGAAGAATTAGGCAACATCACACAATTCGCGACAATATGGGGGCCGGGCTTTGTCATTTTGGTCGGATTTTTTCTTCTACTTCGCCGCCTCATCGATCGTAGTTTCAGTGTCGGCGGCGAGCTCATGAAGGGAGCACGGGAGGATTTTAAGGAGTTCGTAGGTGCGCAGACTGAGCAGGCCGGTGCCATGAGCGAGATGGCGATTACTCTGAAGGGACGCAATGAGTCCGATCGGGACGAGCATCGCGAAATTCTCATGTGTATAAAGCTCCAGCAGGGACACCTGTTGGAGCTGCAGAAATCTATAGAGGCGCTGCAAAAAATATATGTGGAACAAGTTCGATTCACGCCCGACCGAGTGTCGGGTGCGACGAGAAAAGGAGATCAGGATGGGTGTACGCTTTGACCCGGAATTCGCCAGGGCCCAAGTGATCGAGCTCCTTTATCAGGAGCATCCGGAGTTCACGCCGCGAAAGCTGCTCATTCGCTCGCTGGACACGTTGAACGTGACCCTATCGGACCAGCAGTTCAACTCAGTGGCCACGTATCTGCGCGACAAAGGATACTTGGAGTTTCGGGTGAAGAAGCAGGCCGGGCGTGAGGATCACTATGCTTTCCGGCTGACTCCACAAGGGGTCGATCTTTACGACGGTCACATTGAAGACGAAGCGATCGCCCTGTAGGGGATTCCAATAATGGCCAGATCGAAGGCAAGACGACATTTTGCGGTTGACAAGCTTTCGGAGGAGGGGCGTGAGCTTGTGGTGGGCATGCTTTCGGTAGATGTGGGACGGCGTCCTCCGTACATGGAGATCATCGGCGCCTTGAGAAACAGGACAGGCGAGGAGATTTCGCTTTCGTCCCTGTCGCGCTACTACCATGCGATCGTGCTTTCGAGACTCGAGGAGGAGAAGGAGCACTGGAAGACGACGCAAGAAATTCGAGAAGCGATCAAGACGGCAATTCGCGAGGCCCCGGACAGTGACGCCGACGAGATCGCCACGGCCTTACTCAACTCGACTGTAATCATGAACCGCGACAAGATCAGCGATCTCGACATGGAAACTCTTCTTGTCGAGCAGAGGAAGCGCGAGACCTTAAAGCTTAATCGGGAAAAACTGGATCTCGCACGAGAGAAGCTCGCCGGATCCGGAGCAGAAGACGGTCCTGAATCGAAGAGAAATCACTTCCTGGATGGCTGTCAAACGGCATTGAAAGTCATCCTGGCCTATTCGGATATCGAGCCACTGTTGAAGAAGAACAGGGATCAGATCGTAGCGCAGCTCGAGCATGAGGCGGAGGTTTATTGTGGCGCGGCCTAAGAAAGCCAGTCGAAGTGTACGGAAGCGCGAGGGCCTTGAGCTGCTCCGCTCCGTCTTCGACGACTCCACGGTTCATCCGGGCCATCCGGAATTTAAGGCGGACCGCTTTGAAAAGGTCTGGGAGGCCGCGCAAGAGATCACGGAGTTCGCCTACCGCCATCTCCACCACTACATGGTGGATGAACAGACGGGCAAGGAGATCCCCCCGGCCGAGTTTCACAAGGAGATCTACGAGCTTCTCCTCACGGTCAAGCTCGGTGCCGTCGCTGCTCCTCGAGCGCATGCGAAATCCACGGTGGTCTCGCTCATTTTCGTTCTCTACTGCATCTGCCGGAAGCTTCGCCGTTTCATCCTTCTCGTTTCCGACACAGAGCCCCAAGCGATTCTGTTTCTGGCGGCCATCAAGGAGGAGCTGGAATCCAACGAATCGATCCGGGAAGACTACGGGGATCTGATTGGCGAAAAGAAGTGGGCAGAGAAGGACATCATTACATCCACCGGAATCCGGGTAAGTTCTCGGGGTGCTGGATCCAGTCTTCGAGGGCTTCGTCAGCGCCAGTATCGCCCCGATCTGATCATCTGCGATGACATCGAGAATGACGAGTCCGTAGGGAGTGATGAGCAGCGCGAGAAGCTCAAGGAGTGGTTCTTCTCGGCACTGATGAATCTCGGCGGCCCCTACTGCCAGATTTTCGTTATAGGCACGATCCTTCATGACGACAGCTTGCTTTCAGAGTTGCTTGATGAGAATCAGCACAAGAGGTGGGCAAAGCGATTCTATGAAGCCTGTGATGAGAATTTCGAAAACGTCTTGTGGCCAGAGCGCTGGACGAAGGCGCTGCTCGAAGAGAAGTGTCAGGACATCGGATCGATCATATTCGATAAGGAATTCCGAAACCAGCCGATCAACAAGGCCACGCAGATCTTCAAAGAGGAGTGGATTCGATACTACGAAGAGAGCGATCTGGATCGCGCAAAGCTCAGCTCGATGGTCAGTTTCATGGCGGTCGATCCGGCGATATCAGAAAAGACCAGCGCCGATTATTTTGCCATCGTCACGATCAGCCGCGATTCCGCTGGATTTCTCTATGTTCGCCGTGCCTTTCAGGACCGAATGGATGTGCCAAGCCAGCGGGACAAGATCTTCGAATTCAATTCTGAAGATCGCCCGATGATGATCGGCATTGAAACCGTGGCCTACCAGAAAGCTCTCAAGCAGATCATCGATGAGAAGGGACGCATAGATGGAATCTATCCACCGGTTTTCGAGCTGCCGCACACGACAGATAAAATCCTACGCATTTCTTCGACTTCGCCGCTCGTTGAGAACGGCACGGTCAAATTTCGCAAGGACCAAAAGCCCCTGATCAAACAGCTCCTCCGAATTCAAAAGACCAAGCATGACGATCTCGCCGACGCTTTCGAGGGCGCGATATCACTGTGTCGGCAATTGGGGGAGGCCGGCAAAGCCGAATACTCGCCAATAGGCAAGAGGCGCATGGCCTCTATACGTGGGACCTACTAATGACGCAAGAAAAAGCTACACGGCCCTCGCGGCCCAGGTCGGAGAAGGGTGGTCGATATCGAGGCCGGAAACCGAGCCGGAATAAATCCCGGGCCCGTAATTCCGAAGAGAAGCGACTCAAGAAGCCGAACCTCCGGGAGGTGGCGGTCGTCTCCATATCCGATCGCTACAGCTCGTACCCGACGAGTGGGCTCACGCCGGAGAAGCTTGCCCTGGTCATCCGGGAGGCCAACGCCGGGTATTACACGCGGCTCATGGAGATCTATCAGGAGGTCCTGGAGAAAGACACGCATATCAAATCTCAGCTCAACACCCGGTACCTGGCCGTGACAGGGAAGCCCTGGGAGATCAAGGAAGCAAGCGACGATCCCCTCGATATGGAGATCGCCTATGCGGTGCGGGAGGGAATCAAATACATCGATCGATTTCGCACCGGGATCAGGGATCTCCTGGATGCGATCGCCAAGGGATGGGCATCCGGTGAAGTTATGTGGGAGTGGGTGAACACGGAAAACTCGGACGGAGGAGCCGTCGAGCGCGTCTATCCCTGGGCGATCAAGGCCCGGCCTCAGATAAAATTCACGATGGATGAACAGGAGAATTTCCGGCTTATCACGAAGACCAACCGGGTCAAGGGGGAGCCGATCCCGGACCGGAAATTCATCTTTCACCGCCTGCCTGAGCAGGGGAGCCTACTGCGGGCCGGAGTGCTGAGGACGCTTCTGTGGATCTTCCTCTTCAAGAACTACACGATCAAGGACTGGGTGAGCTTCGTGGAGGTCTACGGCCAGCCCTACCGGGTCGGCAAATACCCGGTGGGCGCCGGCGAGGAATACAAGGACGTGCTCACACAGGCTGTGATCGGGATCGCCACGGACGCCGGGGCCGTGATTCCGCAGAACATGGAGATCGAGTTCAAGGAGGTGAATCGGACCGGGTCGGTGCAGGCTTATGAGAAATTCGCCGGATTCTGTAACGCCGAGATCAGCAAAATAATCCTGGGCCAGACGCTCACGAGCGACGTGGGCCGGGGCGGCGGCGGGGCCTTTGCTCTAGGCAAAGTACATGCCGATGTACGCCAGGACATCCTCGAGGCCGATTGCGTTGACCTGGAAGAGACGCTCAACAGCACGCTCGTTGTGTGGATCACGGAATTCAACTTCGGCAAGCAGGTGCGGTACCCGGAATTCAAGATCTTCTGCGAGCCCGAGGAGGACCTCAAAACACTGGCCGAGACCCACAAAGCAGTGATCGTGGACATGGGGCTGCCGGTGGCCAAGGATTTCCTCTACGAGAAATACAACATTCCCCGGCCGGCCGAGGGGGAGGAGCTCCTCGAGATCCCGACCGGGGGAGGCGATCCTTTGATGGCCAGACGTCGGACTACGTTGCCGGTGGCCTCTGCTCGAAGCGAAGACGACCGCGACGATGAAATCGGCGATCAGCGCTCCCTCTGGGAGAGCGCCACGCGGGAGGGCATCGGAGCCTTCAAGCCGATCCTCGAGGCGATCGAGGCCGAAAGCGTGGATGACCTGGTCAGAGAGGTGCCGGATGCGGCGCTCTCGGATCTTGCCGACCTTCTCTTTCGCACGATCATCACCGGCAAGCTCCTGGGCGAGGCGCACGTCTACAGCGAGATCGAGGAGGAAAAGCTCACGGAGAACGTGCGGGATTTCGCCACGGTCGAGCCTCTTGCGCCGAAGGAAGCCATCGAGTTTTTCAAGTCGAAGATTCCCGTGTGGTCCGAGGCATACGAGAAACTTGCGGAAGCGGACCGGCCGCTGGCTTTCAAGGTGGCAGGGGTTACGAGCGCCACGCTGATCGACAAGCTCCATGACAGCTTGAGCAAGGCGCTTGAGGAGGGGCAGAGCTTCCGGACGTGGAAGAAGGGGATCAATGAGCACTATGCAAAGGCCGGCTATACGGCGCTAGATCCACACCACATCAAGAACATCTTCACCACGAACGTACTCTCAGCCTACAGCGTGGGCCGGTACAAGAAGCTCCACGATCCGGAGATCGAGGACCTGATTCCGTATTTCAGGTACTGGTCGGCCCGGCAGCCGACGACGCGACCGAATCACCAGGCCATGCACGGAGTCCTGGTGAGCCGTCATCATTCGGTCTGGGAGCGCTGGTGGCCGCTCAACGGATACCAGTGCAAGTGCCGGGTCACAGGGGCCACGGAGCGACAGAAAGAGCGCTGGGGAGTGAAGGAGCCGCCGCCCTTTGTCGAGCCGGATCCGGGCTGGGCAGGATCTCCCGGCACGCTCACACAAGAGCAGATTTTCGGGGTGAAATAAGCGCCGGAACGCCGTGAACCGAGGGGTACTGGAAAGGGTCAGGGGAGGCTGAAAAGCCCGCCACAGGGCCAGGACGGGCCTGGAAAGGCCCGAATTCGAGGGATACAAGACAATGGCATTGACTACGGAAGAAGCCAAGCGCCGGCAGAAGGATCGGGCCGGTAAATACAAAATCGAGATCAAAGAAGGCGGTCACGTCACCAAGGCGGCCGAATGCGTTCATCTCAACGATGACGAATTCGCCGATCCGGTGAACTACCGCTGTCCCATTGACCAAGCCCATATTCGTGCGGCTGCGAGGTACTGGGGAAAGGAGGAGAACAGGGCTCTATATACAGAGGCCGAACAGGCGATCGTCACGGAGCGAATCGATGAAGCGCTCAAGCGCTACAAAGTAGGGCCGTACAGTGAGAACTCAGCCATGGGACCCGCGATGCCTTTTGCGCAAGGCGAAGCGCCCAAAGAGCCCCCAAGCATAATTCAGCTCTGCCCCCTTGGCTACCATTACCGGGGAAGCCGGCCCTTCTATCTCGCTCCGGAGGATATCCCGACGATCATAGCCAACTTCGAGGCATGGCCTCCGGACGTAGTGATCGACTACGAGCACGGCACCCACAGGCAGGGCGAACAGGGGCTCAAGGCGCCGGCTGCCGCATGGATCGGTAAGCTGATCGACGGAGGTGAACGGGGGCTACTGGCTGAGATCAAGGAATGGACGCCAGAAGGTACCTACCATGTGCTCGAGAAAGAATATCGCTACGTTTCCCCAGTGTTTCTCCTGGACGAAAACGAACACGCCCAGGAGCTGCTGAGCGTCGGCCTCACGAATTTCCCAGGAGTACCAATCGACCCGGTGATGAACCGGAATAATCAAACTGGCAAGGAGGAAAAAGTAATGGACGAGTTGATGAAGAAACTTCGAACTCTCTTCGGCCTGAACGACAAGGCCGGGGAGGACGACATTTACACGGCGGCAGAGACGAGCGTGAACCGGATGGATCCGGTTCGCAAGGAGCTCGGTCTGGCCGATGACGCGACCGACGATCAGGTGCTCGATGCGGTCAAGGTGAGCGTGAACCGGATCGCACATCCGGAAGTGCTCAAGCTTCTCAAGCTCGATGACAAGGCCGGTGTGACCGAGGTCACCGGCAAGATCGTCACCCTCCAGAACTCGAGCGAGAACCGGGGCGATGTGGGCACCCGGATTGAGCAGCTCGAGAAGGACGCCAAGGATCGGCGCCGTGACGAGCTCGTGGACCGGGCCAAGAAAGAGGGGAAGATCACGGCCAATCAGATGGACTGGGCCAAGAAGATGGCAGGGGACGACCCGGCCGGCTTCGAGAAGTTCCTCGAATCGGCCCCTGTGGTCGTGAACACTCGCGAGCTCGGCAATGAGCACGTGGACACAGGCAGTGGGGATGCTCTGATCGACGAGGGCCAGGCATCGGTCAACCGGCAGCTCGGCATCTCGGAGGAGACCTTCAAGAAGCACAACAAGCCGGCCACGGTCTGAGTGCCGGAGCGGCAAGAGAACGACGAAGAGAGCGGAGAAGAAGCGAGGGGAGCCGGAATAGCAGTCAAGCACTGAAGGATAACTCGAAAAGGAGAAATGAATCATGGCACTCACTGCAGATCGAAATACCAAACGGAAGGACGGCGAGCTCATCACCGGGAAGGTGGCCGCTACCACCACGATCTATCAGGGCGCCCTGTGCATGTTCGACGGCGGCTACGTGAAGAACGGGGCCGAGGCGGCAAGCAAGGTCGTGGCCGGCGTGGCCGAAGCCCAGGTGGACAACTCGGCCGGCGAGGACGGGGATCTCACGATTACCTTGCGCCGGAAGAAGATGTTCCTGTTCGCCAACAGCGCCACGAACGCCCTGGACCAGACCCACGTGGGCGGCCCCTGCTACATCGAGGACGAAGAGACCGTGAGCTCCAACTCCACGGACACCACGGAGGCCGGGATGGTCATCGAAGTTACCACGGAAGGAGTGTGGGTCCACATCCCGTAGCGGAATGAGGGAACACGGTTTTCACTGACCACTGACTGAAATCTCAAAGGGAGGAACAAACGATGATATTGAACAAGGCAAACCTGGAACGGGCGGCCAAGAGCTTCAGGGCTCTCTATTACGAGGCCCTGGAAAAGCTCCCCGACCCGATTTACAAGCTTCTCGCGATGGTCGTGCCGAGCTCGGCCCAGGAAGAGAGCTACAACTGGCTCGGTGAGAGCCCTCTGCTCAAGGAGTGGTTCGATGAGCGCCAGATCGAGAGGCTCAAAGCCTACGATTACACGGTCCGCAACAAGGACTGGGAAGCCACGATCGCGGTCGGTCGCAACGATATCCTCTTCGACAAGCTGGGTCTCGTGCGGCCGAGGATCGAGGGCCTGGCAGCCGAGGGTCCGCGCCACTATGAGCGTCTGATTCTGGCGCTCTTCCTGACCGGGTTCGATACGGTCTGCTACGACGGGCAGTACTTCTTCGATTCCGACCATCCGAACGACTCCGAGGGCACGCAGAGCAACGTCACCGATGCGGTTCTGGCTGCAGACGCCTATGCCGCTGCCTATGCGGCGATGATGTCGCTGAAGAGCCACAAGGGCGAGCCCCTGGGCGTGCAGCCCACTCACCTCGCCGTCCCGCCCCAGCTCCGCAGTACGGGCCTTGAGATCCTCAAGGCCGAACGGCTGGCCGATGGAGCCACGAACGTCAACAAGGACTCGGCCGAGCTCATCGTGGTTCCGGAGTGGAGCGGGCATGCCACGAAGTGGGGACTTTTCGATCTGAGCAAACCAGTGAAGCCCTTCATCCTCCAGGTCGTCAAGGAGGCCGAGTTCGCCGCCCTGGACATGCCCACCGACGAGAACGTGTTCATGCGCAAGGAGTTCCTCTTTGGCATCGACACGATCGACAACGCCGGCTTCGGGCTCTGGGAGCTGGGCTACGGATCGACCGGGGACGCCTCGTAAGTCGGGGAGTTCTGAAGAAAGGATAAGCTGAATCTGTTCTGGGCGGTGCTAATTCCGCCGCCCAGGCATCACCGAAAAAGGAGAGAGACAAATGAGAAGAAACTCAAGTTCGATGCGGATTCCCGCACTGATCGCGATAGCGTTTGTGATGATGATCCTGGCCGGACCGAGCTCCGCTTGCTACGGCCGGCAATCCCTCGAGGAGGCCGTTCCCCTCGACGAAGTCCTGAACTTCGAGACCTGCGCCGTCTCCCAAGCGCCGGCGTTGGGCCTCGAAGTGATCGAATACGAACGGGCGGCCTACATCGACGTGGAGATCAACCAGAACTCGAACGAGCTTTCCAGTGCCCTGGATTGGAGCAGAGAAGAAGCGAACCTGAATTCCGAAGACCAGACGATAATGGATGAAATGCAAATGGTCATGGAGGCCGGGTCCACTGCTTTCTTATTCCCCGATATCGGAGCAACCGAGAGAGCTCAGCGATACTACGATTTTCATCCGCTCGAGGCAGCATTCTCCAGGTTGCGAAATCAGATCTTCGATCCTGTCGGGACAGGGTAAAACAAGGCGAATCTGAACTGTAGGGAATCGTAAAGAACGCAATGCCTGGGCGGCGCTGAGTCGCCGCCCAGGATTCACCAGAAAGGAGCTGAAGAAATGGCAATCAAGATCATCTCGAAGCAGGAAGGGTTCATGAGGTGCGGCATGAAGCACTCCACGGAGCCGAAGGTCTACCCGGACGACAAGTTCAGCAAAAAGGAGCTCGCGCGCCTCGAGGGCGACAAGATGCTCATCGTCGTCAAGGTCCCGAACTCCGAGCTCCCGAAGGAAAAGAAGGAGAAGTAGGTGCCGTACTTGGAGCAAACGGACCTTCTCGAGCTCATCGACGAGGAGACCCTCATCTCCCTCACCGATGACGCAGACGACGGCTATGTGAACGAGGAGATCGTTGCCGAGGTCCTCGATACGGCCGAAGAGGAGGCCATGGGGTACGTGGCCAACCGGTACTCCGTGCCTCTTGCAGATGTGCCTGGCGTGGTGAAGAAGCACACGGTGGCGATCGCCGCCCATGCTCTTTACTCGAGACGCATGGACCCGCCCGATCGGATCGTGACGGCCCACAAGAATGCGATCAATTATTTTCTCAAGGTCGCAGACGGCAAGGCCCACATCCCAGGAGCAACGCTGAAGACCGATCCGGCCACGCGCACGAGCGCCGGCCGCACGGACGGGAACGAGAGGCTCTTCACCCGAGGAAAGCTCGAGGACGCCTGATGAAGATCGCAGTGAGGACCGAGGGGCATGCCAAGCTCGAGGACGCCCTTGTTAGGGTTTTAAAAGGCGGGGCGTCTCCTCGGCCACTCATGAAGGCGATCGAACAGGCCCTCATAGCTTCGACGACCGACCGGTTCGACCGCGAGGTGGATCCGGACGAGGAACCCTGGGAGCCGCTCCAGCCGGCCACGAAAAAGCGCAAGGGGCACGATCGGATCCTACAGGATACGGAGGATCTTGCCGGCAGTATCGACAGCCAGCGCGACGACAACAGTGTCGAGGTGGGAACCAACAAGGAGTACATGGTCTACCACCAGGACACTGAGGAAACCGAGGATATGGAGCGCGAGAGCATCCCGGAGCGAGCGGTTTTCGGCATCAGCGATGAGGACCGCGAAGACATCGAGGACCTGGCTGATCGATTCATGAAGAAGCTTCTCAAGGTGTGATGATGCTCGAAGAGATCGGAAATTTTATCAAGGACGCCCTGGCCATCGCCGGGATCAACGAGAGCTCTGTCTGGATTTCTTTCCTCGGCCGTAAGGAAGAGAAGGAAAAGGCCCAGACGCTCAAGCCTCCATCGGCCGAGCTCAGAGTGAGGCGCGATGAGAGGATCCGCGATGGCTCGATTGTGAAGCGCACGATCGATGACGCAAACAACCAGATCCATCTCACCAGGCGCATGAACAGGCGCGAGGTAGACATCGAGATTCATCTTCGTGTGATCGAGCAGCGAGATCTCGATGGGATCAAGGATGCCTTCGTCAATGCCCTCGAGCACTGGGTGGTTGACGAAGATTCGTTCGACATCCGGGCAGTGCCGGGCAGTTGCCGGTGGCATCAGAAGGCCCGGCGAGATCGGCGCCGATCGGTGCTCGTGGTGAGCTTCGAAGGGGGCGACTACAAGACGACCAGCGTGCCGCGATTTACTAACGTAACCTTTACCATTCCGGATTAAGGAGGCTTGAAAAAATGCCACCTGCAGAGAAGAAAGAGAAACCCGGTCGGCCTCAAGAAATCGCTTATACGATCGAGGAGCTCGAACGCCGAACGAACACGCCGAGCTATGTCACAGCCGGAGCGCGAGTGCGCTACGGCTGGACCAAGGAGTCTCGGCTCTCTCAGCCGGCCTTCGAAAGCCTGATCAAGAAGTTCCTGGGGCCGAAGCGATCCAGGAAGTAACGACTCTGACCATAAGGAGGACAGATCATGTGGGGAGGAGTAACCGAATACATCCAGGACGGCAATCTCGGGTTGCCGCCCACCGAAGTGGAGGGCTCTCTCCTGTTCGTCGGCGTGAGTGATACCGGCGAAGCGGAGACCCTCTACTATATCGACAAGAACAGCAACGTCCGAGGCGATCTCGGCCTGGGCCCGCTGCCCACCAAGATCCTCGACGCCCTGGCCGTGGGATCTGAGAAGACCAAGATCGTGGCGGTGAAGGCCACGAGCGACGTGGCCGGCTCGAGGGGCGAAGTGACTCACACCGGTACCGGGAGTGCCACGGAGGAGACCAGCGGAAATCCCAAGGACGAGTACCAGTTCCTTATCGAGATCGTCACGGGCGGGGAGCTCGCGGATGCCGTCTATAAGTGGTCCCGTGATGGCGGTCGTCACTGGTCCGGGGAGCTTGAATTCGGTGGCGTCGGGGCGGTCGTGCTCGGGGATACCGGCGTGACGATCACCTTCACCGAAGGCACGCCGCCGAGCTTCGTGGCCGGCGACACCTATGCCTTCAACGTGACGGCTCCGGACGCTTCGCTGGCGAACAAGCTCACCGCTCTGAACTGGGCGATCGAGCGCGTGGCCGTGGAAGGCATCGTGATCCTGGGCGAGAGCGATGCGGCGGCCTGGGCCTCGTTCGGCACGTGGGCCGACACGAAGTTCACCGAGCATCGGCCGATGTTCATGCTGCTCGAGTCCACGGCGCCTGCCGATGGGGAGGCGCTGGCCACATGGGTTACGGCCCGAGTGACCGAGCGGGCCACATACTCTCACGTCAGAGTATCTGTCGTGGCCATGGGAGCGAACATCACGGACGCCGATGGCAACGCGATCGGCCGAAACGGTATCGGCCTGGTGGCCGGGACCGTCTCGAAGATCCCGACGATGCGCTCCATGGGTAACGTGATGGAAGCCCCTCAGACGCCGGCCGTGGCGCTCTATCCGGTTCTCACGACGGCGCAGATCAAGACCCTCGACGATAACGACTACATCACGTTTCGTCGCTATGTGGGCCTTGAGAACATCTTCATCACAGACGGCCATGTAATCGCCGCCGCCACGAGCGACTACCAGAAGCTCGAGACCCGGCGTGTGGTGGACAAGTCCGTGAGGCTCTGCCGTGTGGCGGCGCTCCGGAAGGTCCACAGCGAGACCGAAGGGGCCGAGGGCGACGAGAGCGGTCTCAAGGACCTCGAGAATCATCTGGAGCAGGCCCTGGAGCGCATGAAGCATCCGGTGCGCGAGATCACGAACTACGGTGTCGTGATACCGGAGGGTCAGGACATCATCGGCACGAGCGAGGTTCAGGTGCAGCTTTCGATGGTACCGGTGCCTATCATGCGCAAGATAATACTTAACTTCGGGCTGGCCGTTTCGCTGTAGTCCGGCCGGGCCGCAATAAGGAGAGATCATGAGTGTCAACGGCCAATATTATTCATGGGAGGACATCACCATTTACCTTCCGCATGGGCCGCTCATCGATGTCCAGGACATCGAGTACGGCGACGAGAAGGAGGTGGAGGAGGTCTATGGCAAGGGCTCCAAGCCTGTGGGCTACGGTCGCGGCAACTACAAGGGGGCCGGCAAACTCACCCTGAAGCGCGAGGGCTATGATCAGCTCGTGGCCTACTGCAAGGCTCAGGGTAAAGCCTTCTACAACCTGGCTCCCTTTCCCATCACGGTGAGCTATGCGAGCAGCAACAATGCGCCTATCGCCGACAAGCTCAAGGACTGCAAGTTCACGAAGCGGGATTTCAAGGGCGCCCAGGGCGACAAGAGCCTGAACGTGGAGCTGCCGTTCATCATCATCGGTGGGATCAACTCCGATGGAGTGGACGCGACCGCAGACAACATGAGCCTTCAATAGGTGACTCGGCCTGATCGGCCGGGACGCTGACGGAGAGTGAGGAAATGGCGAACGAATTACAGGCCAAGATCGAGGCTTGGAAGAAGGAACACGGCGAGCTCTCGGAGCTCATTGTGAGCTGGGACGTGGAAGGGGCTGAGCAGAGCCGCTCCTTCATCGTGCACAAGCCGAAGCCGGCGAGCTTCGACATCCTGATGCAGGGGATCATGCAGAAGCCCACGAAGGCAATGAAGAACTTCGTGATCTCGGTACTCCTGCATCCGAGCCAGGAGGAGTTCCTCTCCCTGGCGGAGAAGTATCCCGGCGTGCTCATGAACCTGGGGAACTCGATCCTCGAGGAGTTCGGCATCAAAGCCGACGTAGTTAAAAAAAAGCTCTAGAGATAAGGTCCTCGCCTCTGCGGGAGGGCCTTGTCCTCATCAGGCACTACTTCGGCATCGATGCACGGAAATTCAACATGGACGAGTTCATAGAGCACTACTCAGAAGCCTGGTACATGGTGGAGTTGGAGCGGGATATTCTGGCCAGCGCGATCGGGAAGGCTTTTGGCGTGAAAGATCAGTGATTTGCAGATGAAAGTTTGGAGGTTTTCAGGGCTTTTTCACGGGCATCTTGAGCCTGCCAGCCCTTCATGAAGGATTCTTTCCAGACGTGAGCGACAATGCGGAAACAGGCATAGGTGAGTTTAATAAGCTTGGGACCGAAATAGAAAAGAGCCCAGCAGAGCCCGATGATAGCGCCAATGCCGAAGAAGAAAAAGACGGGACCGAGAGCTTCAAACATGGCAGCACACCTCCTGTTAGGAAACTAAGTTCAGTATAGGGCAACAAGGACCTCCAGTCAAATGGACTCAATCTTCGAACTGGCCGTCATAATCAAGGCCATTGATCAGATCTCCGGGCCGATAAAGAGCGCTCGCAAGGTGCTCGGAGATTTCGATAAATGGGCCGGCAAGGCTGACGGCATGGTTCGATTCGGAGAACGGGCCGGCGTAGCCAGTGCCTTCATAGGAGCATCGGCAGCCAAGATGCGCGGAGCCCTGGGGGAAATCCTGGGGCCGCTCACCGAGGTCGAAGACTCCATGGCCAAGGTGCAAAGCGTCATAACACCGATGAGCGGAGACATGGCCGCCTCGATGGCGAACATGAAAGCGGCGGCCCTGGACTGGAGCAAGGCCCACACCGACAGCGCCACGGAGTTTCTCGATACTTCCTACATGATGCTCTCCGCTGGACTCAACGAGGCAGCCGCTGTTGAAGCGACACGTACAGCGATGGCCGTAGCCACGGCCACGATGGGCGATAACGTCGAAGCGGCCGACCTTATGGCGCGCGTTTACAACAACCTGGGTGATCAGGGTGCCGATGTAGCAGGGGAGATGGGCCGGCTGGGCGATATCCTCACCAAGACTCAGCAGACCTTCCAGATTGCAAACCTCAACCAGCTCGCCACGGGCCTTCAGTACGGAATCCCAGTGGCCAAGCAGTTCGGGATCTCCGTTGAGCAGGTAAACGCCTCTGTCGGTATGCTCAATACTCTCGGCCTGCAGGGATCGATGGCGGGCACGGCCTTTGCCGCCACTATGCGCAATATGATCAAGGCCAGCAACGAGCTCGGCTTCGAGATGGCCAGGACTGCCTCCGGAGGCGTGGACTTCGTCGGGACCGTGGAAAACATCCGGGCCGTATACGGCGATTTCTCCAAGATGACCGATCGACAGAAAACCGCTTTCCAGAAGGCATTTGGAGACGAAGGGCTCCGGGCCATCTCTGTGCTGCTCGGAAAAACCGGAGAGCTGCGATCGGCCCTGGATACAGTGACTGGATCGACCGGAGCAACGAAAGCCGCACTGGATATCATGGAGAGTACGGCAAGTGCGAATTTCCAGACTCTCCACAACAACCTGTACGCCGTGAAGGTGACGATCGGCGAGCACCTTCTTCCTCTGATCAATATGGGCATTCCGATTGTTCAAAAGCTCATCACGAACATGGGACGGTTCGCCGAGGCTCACCCGTGGCTGATGAAGATCAGCGTGAGCCTCCTGGCCATCATGGCGGTGCTCCTGAGCATTATTGCTCCTGTCCTCGCAGTAGCTGCCGGTTTTATGTTGATGGGCGGCTATGGACTCAAGGCGATTCTGGGTGTCGTAAGCGCTCTGGAGTGGCTCCTGGGGATGATGACGTCCGGCAGTATCCAGGGCGCAGCCAAATCGATCGGAGTGGGATTCAGATGGGGCTTCGGCCTGGCCAGGACAGCCGTGCTTCGCAGTGTCACGGCTCTTCGAGCCTTCTCTCTCGGTGTCCTCCAATTAGCGCGCCAGGCGCTCATTGCGCTGATCGGCGTGCTGCCCGGCCTCATCGCTTCGGTATGGGCCTTCACGGCCGCTCTGCTTGCCAATCCGATCACATGGGTTGTGCTGGCTGTTGTGGGCCTTGGAGCCGGGCTCTGGGCTCTGATCAAGCACTGGGACACTGTGAAGGTCGCCTTCATGCAGGCCGTCGACTGGATCATGGGATTTGGGAAACAGATGTATGCAGCCGGAGCGGCCCTGTTCGCTGCCTTCACGGAAGGCCTGAAAAGCCTGGCCTCCAAACCCATTGAGTTCGTGAAGAATACCCTGGGCAAGATCCGGGCAATGCTTCCGTTCTCCGATGCCAAGATGGGGCCGCTGGCGGATCTGAGCAGTTCCGGGGAGGCGTTCAACGAGACACTGAGCCGGTCGATCGAGAAGTCGAGCCCCCGGCTGATCTCTACAGTGAAAGCCGAGCTCGGCGAACTCCTCCCTCAGCCAGCTCCGGCAGCCGCGCCGGCAGCTGAAGCAGGCGGCGGCGAGAGGGTGATCAATATCAATATCAACGGTGCAGCTCCGAATATGATCGAGCAGATCGCGGCAGCCGTTAAACTTGCCGTGGAGGCCGCCTGATGGCCCTCGAGGTGAGCAAAATTGCCTCCAAGGATGTAGGGGCCGTAAAGCTCGATTCATCCCTGCTTCCGGATGCGATCCAGTCCATGGGGATCGCACAGGAAGTGAAGATGGAACGCGTGGAGGTAGAAGGACGAAGCGGCCGGGCAAAGCTGGCCGAGGGATTCCAGGACGCAGACATCACAATTGAGTATGAGCTCACGGACGACAGCCCCGAGGGGGGCGCGACGGCTATGGATAAGCTCCAGTACATCCAGGACTTCTTCAGGAAAACGGACAACAGGGGCAAGCCCAATGTCTACAGGCTCTCCAATGAGCACACCAAGGCGCGAAAGATCGGCCAGGTGATTTTCCTCCGACTCAACAGCCGGGAGACCAACAGCAAGGATACTCTGATCGCGGCGCTTCATTTCACCGAGTATGAGCCGATCGCAGTCACGATTGAGGACCAGGCCAACCAGATGAGTCTGGAAGTGGCAACCCGGCCCTCCGAGGCCGACGAGCTGGACGAGCTCATGAGCTATGAAGAGCCCGACATGTCCATAGGATCCCCCTGGCCTGCGGATGATGCCTTGGTTCCCGAGGTGCCTTCGTGAAAACACCGTACTTTGCCGTGAAGCTCGAGCTCTATATCAACGGGCGGATTGTGAACGACCTACCTAGCGAGTTCGAGGTATGGCATTCGGTTGCCAACGACCTCGGTGAGGGAAGGCTTCTGTGGAGATCCCCGCGCACCGATCTCCTCGAGGTGTGCAGTATCGCCAAGGATGATCTGATCGAGGTGAAGTGGGGATTCAGAGAACAAGCCATCAATACGATCTTTCAGGGATGGATATTCGATGTGAGCCCGACAAAGACACTCGTGCTTCAAGGGACCTCAGCGAGCCCTGCTTTCCGGTCGACCCGGATCACCAGGTCATGGAGCGACATAGATCCCTACACGGTGATCAACTACACCCTCGAGCAGGCAGGCATTACCGATTTCGATCTGTCGGGGCCGGCGCTTCCAAAGCGAGATCACTTCGTGGCCAACAGCGATACTATCCCAGCGCTGCTCGCCAAGATCCGGAAGACCTGGGAGATCGATTGGAAATGGTATTTCGACCTGGAAGGGAATTTTCACTTCCATCCTTGGGCCAATCCGGGCAACAAGATCACCAGGCTCGAGTATGCCCAGAACATAGTCAGCCTTGAGCCCGGTGAAGATGTGAGCAAGCTCTTGACAATTCCGATGAGTCATATCTGGGCGGGGGATGTTATCACGATCGTCCATCCCCAGGTCGGCCAGGGTAGCTTCAGAGTGGACACGGTCAATCATTATCGACGCGCAGGGCAGAACCGCACTGCGCTTTTCTATCGAGAGGCGGCGTGATGGACGTGGCGGAGCTGAGGGTTCTATTCAAGCGGCTCGTCGAGAGCCTCATGCCGGATCTCTCCACATATCGACAGCACCCGGTGCGGGCTCGAGTGACCAAGGTCTATACGGACAGATATGTGGTGGACGTGCAGCCGGTTAAGCCCGACCTCTCCGATGATGAGGCAAGGTCCGAGATCTCCACGGTTCCACTTCCTACTCGTTGGGCGGATCCGAGTGAGACAGTCGGGCTGTTTGCCTATATTCCTGTGGATACGATCGTTCGAATCGGATTCTATGACGGCGATCCGAACCAGCCCTATGTCGATGACATTCTCGGCAGCAGTTCTCCCGCGCTCTCTGAGGGCCTGGTATCGCTCAAGGCGGCAAAGGAGTTGAAGCTCGAGGCGATGGACGGGGATGCGACGATCGCGGGGACAAACACCAAGCTGGGCGACGGGGCGGATAAGAAGCTGATCATCGAGACGTTTCAGACCCTGTTTGATACTCACACACACGCTGGAGTTCAGGCCGGATCCGGAAGCACCGGGCCTCCGAGCACTCCAATGAATCCGTCACACATGACCACCACAGTGGTGGCAAAGGCCGACTGATGAGCAGATTTCTGGGTACTGATATCGCTCTCGATGCGGACGGCGACTTCATCGTCGACACAGATGGGGATCTGGCTTTGGTCGAGGGCCGCGACTGTCTCAGCCAGGATATCCGTCATCGAGTCATTACTCCCAAAGGAGCCCTCTGGTACGCCGAGAACTACGGCGTGGGGCTGCAGCAGCGCCTGCACAGCGAAGACAGCTCCGGAGAGCGGACCGAGATTGAGAAGATCACCGAGGAAGAGCTCACGGACGAGCCCAGGGTCGATCCGTTTTCCATCGAAGCCCAAGTTACAGAAATGACCGGCGACGAGATCAAGCTCATGCTCGAGGCGACTCCCCAGGGCGAGACCAATCCGCTTAACCTGGTCGTGGGCGCCGACTCGGAAGGCGTTACGGAGGAATAGATGGCAGTCACCATAAAGGACGAGGATACTCTATACGAAGAGTTGAAAACGGACGCCCAGTCCGAGATCCCCGCCATCACCAATTACAACACCGGGGGCGTGTGGGCCTCCATCCTCCGAATTATCGCTCGGGGCCTGGCCGCCCTGTACAGCCTTCTTCGCACGGTCATCCGACTGCTTTTCCTGGATAGCTCAGAGGGCACCTGGCTGGATCTCAAGGCGGCCGAGTACGACAACGAGCGCCACCCGGCTGTCAAGACCGAAGGTGATGTCACCTTCGGCCGGACCGGCACGTCCGGCAATATCACGATCGAGGTGAACAAGATCGTCGCCACCGAGGTCGACTCCCAGGGTCACGAGTATCGCTACCTGGTGACCACAGAAACCGTCCTTCCGGATGGCGAGAGCGAAGTGGATGTTCCTACGAAAGCTGAGCAGGCGGGAGCATCTTACAACGTGGGGCCGGGCACAATCACCCGTCTCATCACTCCGATCACCGGGATCGAATACGTTACAAACGGAGCCAGCTGGCTGACCAAGGAGGGGAGCGCCAGTGAAGAGGACGATGCGCTGATTCTGCGCTGTCAGAACAAGTGGTCTCAACTGGCCCGAGGATCCAACGACGAGGCGTATCAGTCCTGGGCCATGGAAGTGACCGGCGTTGTCAGCGCTTTTGTAAACAGCAACGACCCGAGAGGCAGGGGAACGGTCGACGTGCTCATCACCGGAGCTGCCGGGCCTCCTTCGCCAGAGTTGGTGGAGGACGTTCAGGATTATATCGATGCCCGCAGGCCGCTGAGCGCCGACGTACTCGTGAAAGGCCCGGACGAGGTTCCGGTCAATATCGACATCACAGTAACCGCAGAGCCCAACGACGGCGACCTCGATGCGATCGAGCTGGACTGTGAAAACGCGATTAATGCCATGTTCACGGCCAGTGAGGATTATCCGGCGATCGCCCAGCAGCAGCCAGGGTGGGACTTCCGCAAGGCTCGAATTGTTTCCTCTATCATGCCACGCGATCACGTCATCAATGTCGTCGTGAACACTCCGGCCCTGGATGTAGAGATCGATCCTGACGAGCTGGCGACCAAGGGTACCGTGAACGTCACGGTAAATCGAGGCGAGCAATACTGATGACCTTTCTTTCGTATCTGTGGGAAAAACTGGCCCACATCATCTTCAAGAAGCGCGTTCTCGCCACGAAGCGAAAGGTGCAGGCGCTCCTCGAGATCGTCGGCGACAAGATGGACGATCTCCGGGCTGAGATATACCAGGCAAGGCTCGATCTGCTGCTGGCTAAAGCTACCGGGACAGGGCTCGATCGCCATGGAAGGAACCGCAAGCTCTACAGACAGAGTGGAGAAAGTGACGCAGACTATCTCACCCGCTTGCTCGGGGCCTGGGACTACTACGGCATGACCGGCACAGCACTCATATTTGCGGTCGAAGTCCACATGTACCTGGAAAGCGGAATTCTCATTGACCAAGTCTATGAGATGTTCGAAGCCTACGGGGACGGGGATCCCCGGCCGAACTGGAATGAATTTGCTTTCAAAGGGCTATCCACTTCACTGTACCATATCCTCACGACTGCCGTCGGCCAGCGCCCGCCGCGAACGCCCGTGTACCAGGCGACGGTACGGTACGGGGTCCGTTGCTACTGCTTGCTGC